ACTAAAACACCCGTAATCCACAGGTATCGCAGTACTCGCCACCACCGAACTTCTTAATGTTCATGTCGCAGAGTTCTTTACCGCAGGGCATTAGAAGTTTCTCTCCTGATAGGTAGGCACGAAGGGCATCATCAGGGGTAGGCCTAGAACGAACAGCAGGGGCTGGGGGTAGAGACTTCTCAGACTTTACGAACTCCCAGACAATATATTTGAGGAACTCACCTAGGGGCATGCCTAGAGCATTCGCTTTATCTATCAACTTATTCTTCTCAGCCCCAGTCACCGAGAGGGTGATGAAGTGAGTGGAATTGGGATGACGGGATTTCTTAGGCTTACGCCCCATCACGCTCCACAAGGGTCATGAGGTACTCAGTCAGGGTCATGTCGTATGCCTGAGCCTGAGATATCAGTTTGGACTTAAATTCAGCAGAGACTCGTAGGGTGAGGGTAACGAAAGGAGTCTCTGGATTCTTAGGGGGACGACCGACATTTTTCTTCATTACTTGGTCTCAAAGTTCGGGTTGATGGACTTCCATTCGCCACACCAGTAATCGTTATGGGTGACTTCAGCCTTGGGATAGCGGTGACAGATACCGTGGTCAGCGTATTCGTTGGGCTCAAAGAAGCGACAGGCTGTACATTCAGCGAAAGAGGAGTAGCCGATTTGAGTGATTGCGATTTTAGCGGTGTATGGACCGTTTGAGGATTGTTGCGTCATTTTGTCTCGTTTCTAGAAAAGGGGTCAGGAACCTTGCGAATCTGCGTCTTTTTACGAAATCTCGTACTTTTGTTTTTGCATCTCGGCAATTACATGTTCGTACACTTTGTAGAACTCTTGTCTATCACCGTTCGTGTGGTATGTCCAGGCCGAGTCGCCCAATAGTGCGATTGTGCGTGTTATCTCTTCAGGTAACCCCACTTTAATTCCCAAACCAGCGTTGGCCTCTTTTATTACCCCAACAAAAATACCCCAAGCAACAGGGGCCAACAATAGTGGGGGGTTCTCAGGAAGGCTATCAAAGTACGCCCTTCGGATATCCCCTGGCTTTGGCATGAACCGCTCAGTGGTTGCGAGCCGTAGGAAGGCAGCCTTTCCGCCACCGTAAGGAATATCAGAGAGCATTTCGTACCAAGCCCTCAGAATAACTTTCCTGTCAGTTTCATAAAGAGTTTGGTTGTATGTAGCAAATATCTGGTTGACCAGACTTTCTAGTTCGTCCTTAGTCACCAGGGGTCCTTAACTGCTTTTTCGTACATTTCTAGAAATCTCTCAATATGTTCTGAGTCCCTAAGGATGAGTTCTACATCGTTGTACTTCTTGTTGGCTTTGTTCCTACCCATATGGAAGTCACTCATTGTGCAGCCGTCTATGGCATTGCGACAGTCTTCTACTCCGTAGTCGTGGATTGCAGCCCCGATACATAGCCGACGCTTCTCATCAAGGACTGGTGGGCGGCGTGCTTCTGTCTTGCAGGTAGACACCCAATAGTTGAAGACCTCAATAATCTGGTCTTCCGCCACCGTTGATGCTTTCTTCTCCTTAGAGAGACGCTTTGATGACTTCGGTCTGCCTCGCGTGGGTTCCGTCATAGTTTCAGTATATGACTCATTGCTAAGTAAAACAACTTCAGAGTGATAACTAGATTCAAGCAATGTCAAAGAAACATAATTAGACATAGCCGAAAGGTTTAAGACTTTGGAGGGGGTTCGGGGGAACCTTTTCAAAAATCGCTTTTTAAAAAACCGCAGCACAAATAAAACCCATCTTTCAGGGATTTGTTTTCCAACGGTTGACGAAGCGCGCCTCAAGTTGTGGAGTTGATAGTAGCACCACCCTCTGTCAAATAACAACCCCAATCTCAGGATTTTTTTCTGACGCTTCGCGCGGGGCTTATTTGTCTGTGTTACATTTAAAATCATCAACGGAGTTTCCTCCTTTCCTCTGTTGGTCCCCCTGGGGGTGAGCCGCCGATTCTTTGGTAGGCGTGCCTTTTTGGTCGTGCGGCCCCCCAGGATTATGGGATATCAATTGCTTTCCACCACCGTCAATGCATCTAAGGGCATAAGGAAAGTCCCCTCGCTCCACATCACCCCGATGGTTGCGTATCCCAGTACATCCAGGTAATTGTCACGAATTGATTCATTTTCTGGAGAAACGCCGCGGGCCGCCAGGTTTTCCAGGCGTGCAATCTTGTCGTGCATCCTGACAATCAGTCCGTTGAGTCCGAAGCGTGCAATATTGTCATGACCGTAGTCAGTTTGCTTGCGAACCAGAACGGCCGCCACTTCGTCAGAAAAATCTTCTTTTTGGAAGACTCCCGCTGCGCGACCTGCAGCCAACGCAGCAGCCCCGAGTTCAATCCAGTCTGCAGTTGAATCAGTTTTGTCTTGCAACCAGAAGTAGTTAATCATTGCATCAAAATGTGCACGCACTGACTTCAGTGTCTTCTGGTTAGATTTATGAGAAAAGATACATTTTACGACGGCGGCGGAGGCCTGGTTCCAACTCATTCTGTTACTTCCTTTGCATTTTCTAATTTATTTATAGATTCTTCCATTAGGCCCTGGAGCACTTTGTTCCATTCAGATTCCCAGATTTCTTCTGGATTATCTAATTCGACTTTCAAAAGAAGTTCTCTAATTTTGTCTTGCGGCCAGGCAGCGATGTAGACGCCTTGCTCAGAAGTTTTCCAAATCAGCGGGGCTTCTCCGTCGGTGAATGCAGACTCTGGGTAGTGCATGCCTTTGATGATGCAGTTGTCGCCAGAGGCTACGAAGAGAAAGTTCTCTACTTCTTCTTCCAGAACTTCTTTTATATGCTTTTCCAGAGAAATGTGCTGCCTCTTAAATTCATTGATTTTTTTGCGAAGCCGCTGCAAGAAGTCTTCATGCCAATCGCCCATTTTGAGCCTTTCCGCCACCGTAGCAGCATTTAAAGAAACTGTCAAGTTCCAGTAGTAATCATTCGCGCATGCGCAAAATAAATGTTATAAAGTTTGCACATGGATAACAACACGCGTTTCAATCTTTACCTAAAAGCCGTTACTCAATTTATTGAACGGGAAGGTCACGCTCTTGTGCCCGCTGTTCATGTTGAAATTGTAGACGGCCGAGAAGTCCGAGTCGGGGCTTGGGTAGGTTATGTGCGCCAGCGAGCGAAGAACAACAAGTTGCCTTCTGCAAATGTTGACGCCTTGAACCAAGTTGCTGGATGGAAGTGGGGACCACTGAAGCCAGGGCCTGCTACAAATCACAACAGAAATGTTGAAATTCTTACATTGCGCAGCCAGGGTATGACTCTTAGTCAAATTGCAGATTCTTTTGATTTGTCTCGGCAGCGCGTGCATCAGATTGTGAAAAAAGTAAATGCATAACTGGGAGCCGCCTGCGAATCCTTTTGAGGAAAAGAAAGAAGAGTTAACTTCATACCAGTGGTCAGTCATCAGGACGGGTTTCTACTTTCTAATCTTTTCAACTCTGCTGCAGGGTGCAGCGATTTGGGTAATTTCTCAAATTCTTGAAACATCAGGAATTCTTTCTGGGTCTCTGGAATGGACCGAAGCGATGATTATTTCTGCAGTTGCAGTAGCCATCGGCATTTGGAAAAAGACATTTTTTAAATAACTGTCTGGGCTGAAGAGTCTTCCGCCACCGTCAACGCATCTAAGTGTTATAAGTAACAGCGTCCGTTACTCGTCTTTAACTTCTGCATGTTCAATGACAGCGTCATTAATCCATGCAGTGACATCCGCTCCAGCGTTGTCCCACGCATCAAACTCTTTGACGACTTTTGACCAAGCCCCGTCGGTGAGGACGAGTGGGTCATCCACGAAGCCGTACTGTTCTTTGTCCCAGTAGAGCACGCACAGTTCCTCGTCGGGCTCGTAGACCTCCAGCATTTTGATGAGTTCTTTAACTTTCATGAGTACTCCCTCGCTGGTCCGTGCTTTGCTTCGCTGTGACATTCCTCGTGGTAGTTGCCGTAGTGGTACTTTCCATCTTTTTCATAATCAACACGGACTTCAGTGTCAAGATAAATATTCTCGTGACACTCATCGCATTCGTAGCCAGCGCACTCAGCGCACGCCCAGCCGTCGTCCGCACTGATTCGGTTTACGAAGAGACCCTCTCCTGAACCGAATGCAGTAGACCTTTGACAGTAGATGCAGTCCTCGCTCATTTGACGACCAGCGCATATTCGCAAAACAGTTCAATCCACCACTCTTTGTTTACTGAGTAGATGTCACGGTGTTCTGCAATCGCTTTGAACAATCCCTGAACTTCCTCTTCATCAAAGTAGTAGAAAGTTTCCATATCTGACTTTGTGTCAAACTCTTCAGGTCCGAAAGAAATAAAAACATCTTCCTCGCCATCTGGGGAATCTCTCCAGACAATTACGCAGTCAATACCTTTGTAAGTCTTTGCGAGTTCTTTAAAGTTGCTCATTTTTTCACCTTTGTTAGTAGTAGGTATTCTTAATAGTATCGGTTACTAGAGGTAACCACAACCCGAAGGTTGAAGTCCCCCACCCAAAGGAGCAAGGGTGAGGGACTTCTCTCAGCAGTGAATGTCCCTAGACACCGCCGAGCGTTCTTATCTAATCTCGTCGTCCTGCAACGAGTTGTCAGCGTTCTTTGAGTTCCATGCATCACGCAACATATAAGGCCATTGGCGTCGTGCAGTACGACCAGCCTTCAATCGGTTCAGCGTCTCAATCGCTTCATCAGCGTGAGGCACAACGATGATGCGCTTCTCTTTGCAGAACGAGGTGCATTGGTTGGCGAGGAGTTTTGAGAATCCCTGATTCGGACCACAGACACCACCATCGGTCACCCACACGACAGGAGCCGTTGAGTGTTGACGGTGCTTCACAGCCCATTCAAGCGCAGGGAAGTCCACGCCGTTGCCAGCGCCCATCTCGGGCATTTGCTCAACCATACGACCCTTGTCAGCGAGCACCCAAGAGTTCGGCTTGCCGTTGCAGTTGTCCATGTCTGAGTAAGCAATCACGGTAGCCCCTGGACTTGATTCAACCATCAGTCGCACTTGTTCGTGCGATAGAGACATTGAACCTGAGCAGTCAATCACGACCACTCCACCCATGCCACGCTTCTTGTTGTCAAAGATACGGCGCTCAGGGTCAGTCATGTATCGGTGGATACGGCGAGGAGACTTGCCGACATTAGAGGCTCGCTTAGTTTTACCGAGGTTGCCTTTTGTCTGAATCGGCATTGGCAATTTCTCGGTAACGAGTTCTCCCCAAAATGGAACTGTTGAGTTCATTCGGTCAGGAGTAATTGTTTTCAATCGCTCCAGTTGCTCTTTCATGTCAGGCTTCTTCACACCCTTGTTGGAGTGTTCACGCTTGCCTTCTTTTTCATCACCCTCAGTTGTCATTGAAGAAGTGTCATCAGTTGATTCTGATTCTTCTTCATCTTCCGATGGTGGTTCCATTCCAGCGAGACGGTCAATCCATTCAGCAATCTTCTCGGTGAAGATAAAGCCCACTGGAGCGAGACCAGTCTTTGCATGAACCTCAGTGCTCGCAAGTTGGCGAGTTGCGTGAGCCTTGTCCATCTCTTTCAATGCTCGCTTAGAGATATCAAGAAGAGCCTGACCCCACAGGCGATTATGCCTGCGTACGCCAGTGAGGAATTGCTTACTACTTGCAGTGCCAGCGCAAGCGATAGCCATACGCACAGCGCCAGCCCAATCGTTCGTGCATGCAAAGCGTTCACCGTCTGCAATCTCTCCACCGTCTGAGAGGTGATTCATCACATCAAAGCCAGCCTTCTTGCAGAGATAGTTCACTCGCAATTCTTCTGCGACAGTGAGCGACTGAACAGTAGCGATGCCACGCTTCTGCCATTGTTCCCAATCACCAGCAGGAGATACTTTCGCATGCATCATTTCGTGCGCACGGATTACTCTCGCTTGTTCGGTGTCTTGCGTTGGTACACGCATCTGACGACCAGTGATAGAAGTTGCAGGAATGCCACGACGAGGTTCGCAGTGTTCTACATCCCACTTTCCATGCTCGGCGTCTTTACGACCAAGCATTTCAGGTTCAGCGAATATCTGATTCATCGGACTTTGTCCACTGCAATCGCATCAAGAACAGATTCAGCACGGTCATTGAAAATGATTTTTGCTGAACGCTCATCACCGAGTGTCTTGCGTAAATTGTCAAATGCGTAGAAAGTACGAAGTGAGATTCGGCGCTTACCAGCATCAGCCATGCGTACTGCATAGTCACGCAAGTCATACGACAACTTCTCAAGAGCAGTTGGGTGAGGTGCGTTGATACGAATCTTCACAGGGAAACGGTCAGACAGTGCCATTGGCAATTCGTTCATGTCCTCAATGTTCGTTGTCATGACTGCTGAAAAGCCTTCACGGGGACGGTGGATACGACCAGTCTCAGGGTGAGCCCATGATGCAGATTCAGGTGAATCAAGCATGGCGAGCAACAGTGCGAACACATCGCCCGATGCCTTGTCAATCTCGTCAACGATGAGACGACCACCAGTGATGCCGTTTCCGTCCCAAGCCTTGAGAGCGGAACCGTCCACCCAAGAGAACTTGCCGTTCCCATCAGGCATGAATGCACCAGTTACATCCATAGAGGTCATGTCCTCAGTGCATACCAAGCGGTGTGCACCGTTCTCGGTATAGCCGAAGTTGAGACCAGCGTAGGTCTTGCCAGTACCAGCAGGTCCGAATAGAACGATACGGTCTACTCCAGCGTTCAAGCAATCTTGAACATCCTGCCAGCATTGAGGGATAGGGGTTGTTGTTGTTTCCACTGTTGCTCCTTGTTAGTAATTAGCGGTAAAGACAAGTCAATCATTTACTAGGGGTAATGACAACCTTGATTTAAAGATTTTTTTCTGCTTCTCGGTCAGCGTCAGCATCACGAATCTCCCACAGACCCTTCTTGAGTTTGCGGAAGGCTGGGGACTCTTGAAGAAACTTCAATGTCGTGGGGTAAGAGAATCCCGACTGTTCTACTAATTGGTCAGTAGTGAACTGCTCAAAGAGGTGTTCCTTAGACCATGTCAGTAGAGCATCGTATTTATCGGCACGGCGGGGCCTCGGGGAGAGTAAGTCATCTTCAGAGATGGTTTCATCACAATACTCAGAGACGACATCAGTAATCACCTCAGTAGGGATGGAGTATGAGGCTAGGTGACGGGCAGGGTTTCCAGCGCCGTTCCAGCCTTGAAGAATGTAGAGAGCCCGTGTACGGGTTGAAATCTCGTGGATTACCTCAAAGGGTACGGAGAACTTGGTTCCGTACTTCTCCACCGCATCTTCCCATAGGGATGAGTGGACTTCGTTGATGTGGTCTGTTGTAATCATATTTTCATTCAATCTATTACTAGGGGTAATCACAACATCACTGGACAGATTTATCTAAAATCTTTGTTCCGACTGGGGAGCCCCGATGCTGTATTATTCTTTTATACGATTTTAGGAAGGTTCCACAATCATGAGAAAACTTACTCCAGAAGAAAGAGCAGCAAAGAATGCGGGACGGGTCACCGAAACCGTTGCCGAAGTTGTTGCACCTGAGCCAAAGAAGAAGTCAAAGAAGTTCAGCACAAGCCCCGAGGGTGACGCTGCAATTGCACAAGCCGAAGCACCAGTAGAGGCAGAAGCACCAGTAGTGGTTGAAGAAGTCCCCGTAGAAGTGCTTACTGAAGAAGCACCTGCAGCGGAGTAACAAAAAAGCCAACTTTTTTAAGGGTGTGTCAGGGTTATCCGCCACCGTCAATACAAGTAAAGCCCCCCAATCTCAACCGAGACTAGGGGGCTTTTGCTTTTCCTACTACAGAACTTGCTCCACATCACCGATGTCTTGAGTCTCTTGCTCGTCGGTGACCGTTGACTTTCCAGTGCGAATCATTTCAAGAGCATCGTCGGGGCTTTCAGCCTCAACTTCATGGAATTCATGGATGGTCTTCTCAACCCAGGCTCCGTACTTCATGACTTGACCGTCCAGCCTGCAGGGATTTGAATCCAGCCAACAGGTTCAACCCGATAGGACTGACCGTCTACCTCAACTTCGTCTCCAATTGAGAGAGCGGTATGTGAGCGCTCCTCAGGTAGGACTGGTTCGATAAGGTTCCACAGCGGTCCCATATAGGTATTGGTCTCACGGAAGAGCATGTTGCAGATGTCTGTGTCGCTGGCGTCAGTGTCCACTTGAATCTCACACGACGATGTGGGCTCGCCATACTTAGCGAATGCTTTCCATGTGATGCGGATGTTTTTAAATGCCATTGCGGCTCCTTTGGTAGTAGGTATACCCAAGGCTAGCCATTACTAGCCCTAGGCACAACCCCTACCAAGCGATAACTTCTTCTTTTTCGCTAGGAATAATTGCGTGCGCAACTAACCCAGCGAGTTCAGCACGGGGTGAAGCGGGGCTTGTGGAGTTGATTGCAAGATTTTTGTACTCAACCCAACGGGTTCCTTCGCCTGCCTGTGGTGTCACATTGAGGTCAAGATGTCCGTAGCGTGTGCGAGCCCCGATAATCTTGGTTGCAATCGTGAGACCGTTCTCTGTGATGGTTGCGTCCAACCCGACATAAGAGTCAAGGTCAATCTTTCCGTCTGCCTTGCGCTTGTATTCTGTTGGGTTGATTTTCTGTGTATGAACAATGTCCATGGGTTTCCTTTTGTTAGGGGTTATTAGTTTCATGCTATGAGTTACTTCTCATAAACACAACATGGGTCGGAGAGAAACTTTCCCCCCGACCCAGTTTGTTGTTGTTTGGGGCAAGCCCCGTTGCTCACTTGATGAGGCGAGCGACACCCTTGTAGGTGCTAGTGGAGACAAACTCCTCGTCTGTCATTTTGAGAAGCGCAATAGCGTTCTCTAATTCCTCAATGTCTGAGTTCAGCGACCACATTTCTGCTGGCTTATCAGGTGAGGGTGGAAAAGTGAGTGAGGCTGGAATTGCAATCTCAATTCGTGCCACTTCCTGCTGTCTTCCCCAGTTATGTGAAGACGAGACTTCATTAACTTTCGCCTTGCCTGTCTTGATGTGCTCAATGATTTCTTTTTCCCAAACAGCAATTTGCTTTTTGTGATGTTCCTGAGCCTTCTCCCAGTCGGTGACTTGCTTCTTTCTTGATGCAAGTGCTGTCTCTAAGGCTTTCACGACTTTTGCCGTGCTCACCTTCACATTTATGGATTTGCTTTGCGCCATTTCTGACTCCTTGTTAGTAGTAGGTATGTTCCAGTCAATCACTTACTAGGCATAACAACAACCTGAAAGAAAAAATAATCTGAGGTTGGTGTTATGGGTAGTAATAGATAAGTTGGACTTATGAGAAAACAAGACCTTATTCAGATAGTCGCAGATACCAACGAACAGTTGGAAATGCCTGACCACCCTCTCCACGACACGCCTATCGTGTTCGGTGACGCTGGCTTCGTTGTCAGCACAAGCGAGGGACACATGGTGCTGTCTACTTCTAATCACTTAGAAGAACTGCTGGAAGACCCGTTCGTGCCACTCTCGGCAGACCTGTTCGGACACCTCATGTTCATTACCTACGGCGCAGTTGTCGTGGCTAACGAAGACGGTGAAATTGACGAAGACGAAGAGCCTGTTCCGACTCGCCTCATTATTGGAGTGAGTCGTGAGGGTGCTGTCGTATCGGCTATGCGCCGACTGGACAACCGTGAGTCAATCATTGACGAAGACGGGTTCTCTGTTCAGGGCGAACTTCGTGAAGTTTTGCTCGGATTAGCCACTCGGTAAAGTTTCTTCACCGAGGTCGGTATTACCCCTAGTAATAGATAGGTTTAAGGTATGGAAGTTAAGTATCCCGAAATAAATGTCCCACTAGTCGGGGAAGACGGCAACGCCTTCTCCATTCTCGGAAGAGTCTCACGCATTATGAAGCGGAACGGTATTCATGACCAATGGGATTCTTTCCAAACGGAAGCCACCTCAGGTGACTACGACAATCTGCTCCGCACCGTAATGGCGTGGTTCGCAGTTGATACGCACCTTGATGACGACTACGAAGACGACTGGGAGGATTAGAGATGACCACCATCATCACACTTGTCGGAACGAGCGACCCGTACACGGGGCTCCGAGCAGGAGACCGAGGTTTGCTCATGGGCAGACGCAAAGACCCTTGGGGTGAAGTCATAGATGTTGCGTGGGACAACGGTTCCCGACTCTCGCTAGTTCAAGGCGAAGACCATTGGACTGAGCGAGCCCCGCACCCCGACGACGATTTCATGTACGACTGAATAAAAGTTCTCAAAAAAAGTTGTCATTGTTGCTAGTAATAGTTAGAGTGATAACACCTACTACAAAAAGGAGACCCCATGAAAATCATGGAAATTGCAGAAAAAGCAGAGGCTGTCATCAACGACAAGTTCTCTTTTGAGTTGCCGAACGCACAGTTGTACGGCGTAACTCTTACAGACGGTGAAGCAGGTATCAAGTTGCTTTCTACGCATGCAGATGTGTACGAGTTGCTTGCACAGCCGAAGCCCGAAGCGTTTGACTACTTCGGAGTTGTAACAACAGGTTGGGCAGCCCCACTCAACGCTGACGGTGAAGTAGATGGCAAGCCGTCTGAACACGCACAGCGTCGTCGTGTCCGTCTCATGGTTGTTGCTAGCCGTGAAGATGTTGTGAGCGTTCTTCGCTTCGCAGACGAGCCTGACGAAATCGTTACAGACGAAGGCAAGGCAACTGGTTCACTCGCTGACGCAATTCAGCAGTTCGTATCGGCATAATCCCCTCATAGATAGCCTCGGGTTGGAAAGTTCTGACCCGAGGTTGTCATTGGGTCTAGTAATAGATAAGTTTAAAGTATGAGCAACATAGTTACCATTCAGACCAAGTACCAATCAAAAGCAAAACTTTTCCCTACAACTGGAAGCATTGTCGTTAGTGAAATTGACAGCACAAGCGTCAAGTATTTCCGCTGGAACTCAACCCTCAAATGGCTGACTGTTGAGTACGCCCAAGGTACGAAGTATCTCTACAAGGGTGTTGAGTTTGGAACGGTAGTGAGCCTGCTTACCGCCGACAGCGTTGGCAAGGCAATCAACGCCGAAGTCAAGGGTCATCATGTCTATGAAAAGGTTGAGGACTAGGGCTTTCCGCCACCGTAGATAGATGAGAAGCACTCTCTCTATCTCAGGTTGCCCCGCTGTTACGCACACCCGCAAATCGGTTGCGTTGCAGTCGGGGCTCCCGCACGCATCACGCCAAAAAGTTTTGTGCCGAGGTTGTGTCTATGCCTAGTAATGGATAGTGTGAAGACATGAAGGAAACAGATACCCACATTCCGTACCGCTATGTCCGACTGGCATACCAATTGCTAGTGTCACAAGCGTTGTACACAAACAACTATTGCTCCCCTGAGCATCGTTCACTCATTGAAGCCATGACCCCGTTCATGGAAGAGTGGGACAGAGAAGAAAGGTTGCTTGACTAGGTTGCTATTGCACCTAGTAAGCGATAAGTTTTAAGTATGACTACTACACAGATAACTGGCGAAATTACCAACGACTGCACTTGCTTGCAGGAAGATGGTGAGCCACAGACCTATTGCTACGGCGATTGTTGGGAGATGTCCGTTGAGGACTTCACCAATGTCACAGACGAACTTCGCAAGGCGAACGACACGGACTACTGGAAGGTGGAGAATATCCGCTTGTGGAACGGCAATGTCTCAGGACACTTCCACGCCAACAGCGTTGAGGACTTACTCCGAGGAATGGCAGTGAACGGTAGTTGGACTATCCGCTACACAATTTTTAATGACAGAATTGAGTACAGCCTCAGTCATCATGACGCACCTATGGGAAGCGCAAGCGTGTTGCGCCCAATGACCGAAGAAGAATATGAGGAAGTAAGATGGTGAAGCCTGAACAACCCCGTGAAGAAAATGGGGAACTGCACGAAAGTAAATGCCCCTGCAACGAGTGTGAAACTTGGGCTTGGGCATTGCTTGACTGGGAAGAAGCCGAACGCGGGGCTGGGAGAAACCCTCATGGAAAATGAAATTGACATAATCATGGATGTGTTGGAGTGTTCACAGCAATACGCCGAATGGATTATGAAAGTCCTCAAACACGAAAACGATATTCCTGACTGGAACGCTGATGGGAAAACTCTCTACGCTCACTTCGCTCAGGCAGTTTCACGGCTGGAGTCCCGTGAAGAATGGAGAAAGAACCCGACATGGACATGGGTATGAGAACACTTAGCGAATTGCTAGAAAAAGAACTTGACCGCCTTAGGTCACTCAACGGCATCGGGGCTCGCAAGTGCATGGTGTGCGAGTCAGAGTATTACGAAGATGAAATGCGCCGTCTCACGAGATGGACTTGCTTGCCTTGTCTTGCTGGACAAAGTTAAAAAACTTTACCTGTTTGCAGGTTGTCACCTGCCCCTAGTAATGGATAACTTGGAGTTATGGAAGAAACACCTACTACAACAATTCTCAACCGTGCGCTGGTAATCCCTGCAGGCGGAACGCCCTACACCACGATGGTCGCTCGCCCTGAGGGTGACTTCATCAACAAAATTGTTGGTGGCTGGTTTGACTGTGTCCGTGACGACAAGTTCCACGGCTATGTCAATGACACTGGACTTATTGACGGCTTGCCCATCAACCCTGTTGCCTCTGTCCTTTTCGGTCAGATACTTGCAGGTGACGCAATCCTGTTCGGCTCATTCAGCGCAAGCGGTGAGTATGACGGCTATGAGCACTCCATTGACCCTCAGGTGGTCGTGGTCGCCAATAGTCTCCACCTCATGTGGGAGACACAGCCCGACACCTTTCGTGTACATCTCAAGAAAGAGGTCGTGTGATGTGGTTCTTGTTCGGAATACTCATCGGGTTCTACATCGCCAAGCACGACTGGAGTGACCTGTGGGAAGACGAAATTGACTGCACACACGCATGGGCAGATGACCACTGTTATGTGTGTGGCATTGACCGATGAGTGAACCGTCAGCCCCGCTATGCGAGTACTGCCGAGGCGATGAGCAGTCGGAAGCACTCAAGGTTGTTTCTTATGAGTACATTGAGACTGGACTCAGGTTCTCGGGGCTCGCCTGCAAGGTGTGCGCTGACTACATTGAATCAGAGTATTGCGATGGAACAATTATTGCTTGGGAAGTTGCCGTTACCCCTAGTAACGGCTAGAGTGAATATACCTACTACTAAAGGAGACCCACATGGGACTTGACCAATATTTATCAGCAAAGAAGTTCCTCTCACCTGCCGAGTGGCGTGGTGACGAAAGCAAGAAGCAATTTGAGGAAATTGTCTCCGTGCTTGACGCAGAGAAGTATCTCCGCAAGGACTTCCCAAATGCTGAAGTTTCTATCAGCGTTGGCTACTGGCGTAAAGAGAACGCAATTCATAACTGGTTCGTTCAGAACTGTCAGAGTGGTGAAGATGACTGCAAGGAATATCATGTAGACCGTGAGCAACTGGAGACGCTGAAGTCCGTATGTGAGACAATCCTGTTGGACAAGAAACTCACCGACACAGATGACCTCGCTCAAAGCATGTTGCCCTCGCAGGGTGGTTTCTTTTTCGGTAGCACCGACTATGACGAGTGGTACTACCGAGGACTTGAGGACACAATCTCAATCATTGAGGGTTGTCTCAAAATGGAAAACTCTTGGGAGTTCTACTATCAGAGTTCGTGGTGAGAAAAGGTATCCGCCACCGTCAGAGGATTAGAAACACCTCTGGCGGGGTGAGGCCCCGAGTATTTGAGTATCTGTTCCTCATGCTCGCCTTCGCATATTTCTCGCTGACCGTGATGACGGGGCTGCTGGTTGTGACCATGCCAGCCTCGGCGTACTACGGACTGAAGGCGTGGAAAGAATCCAATAAACTTTCCGTCTAGAGGTTGTGCCTATGCCTAGTAAGCGATAGCGTTTACTACATGAAGGAAACACCTACTCTCAAAGAAGTAGCCGACAAGGCTAAGGAATTGCTAGTTCTCTTGGAGGACTGGGGATATCAGAACCAAGACAAGGTTCGCCCTGAACACTCACAGGCATTTGCCCATGTCGTGTTCCTCGCTAACGAGAGGGAGGGGAAGTAATGCTTTTCTTTAGCGACCAAGATGAATACGACAAGTACATGAGCCGTTGCATGGAGTGTGAGCAGGCTGACAGCGTGTTCTGTGACGAGTGTGAAGACAAGAGAGACGAGGAATAATGGGCTCATGGAATATGCCTGACGGAGTAACGGAGTCAATGATTCCTGGGTACAACGACATTGAGGAAGACATTGACTTTGAGTGTGGGTGCGGTAATGAATGGACAGAGCCCGACATAACCGTAGACCCAACTTCAGGTGGTCATGAAGTTGAGGCGACCTGCCCAGAGTGCGGGACTCTTGTGAAGCACAACTGGGAGCCATACGACCCACGAGACGACTACGACGAAAATGACCGTTATGACGATTACGAATATCCCTACTGAGAGGTTGTCATTATCCCTAGTAATAGATAGTGTGAATACATGAAGGTAATAGACATACAGACAAAGTTCATTGACGACTTGCAAGAGCAGGCGGTGATGACCATTTACAAAAAAGATGATGGTCGCTACAAAGTGGCAGTCAAAGTCGGAGACGAGGAACACTCATGCGAGTGGGGAATCCTCAGTATGTGCTACGACTGGGCAGTTGGTCACATGATGATGAAGTACGGGTTTATCTAATGGGGTTGTTCGCACACCTCATCACTTACCAAGTCGGCAAACGGCGGGGCAAGCGCAAGGCGCAACGGGCGTACTCAGAGACAAAGCCTGACGGAAACCCCAAGTGCGTGAACTACTACTCTTTCTGCCTGAACTACGGCAGTTGTGACGGAATGGAATGTGAATATGAATAGACAAGTAATCTGCACAAATTGCGGTGGCGAGAGCCCCGCGCTATGGGAAGAGGGCAACGCTCACGACTCAGGGCTAATTCTTAGTGCGCCATGTATCGGCTACTACAACGGCTTTATGGACAGTCTTGAGGACGACACCGCATATCTTTGCCACGACTGTTCGTTATTGCTGATGCGTACTATGTCGGGGCTCGCCAAGTTCTTCATGCCTATTGGTGCTGGACACCCCGTGAGTGGCAACGACTCTCCCCCGTGCTGTGAGTTTGCGTGGACTTTCGGAGACGAGAACGGCGAGACTGTCTTGCTTGTCGGCACTACCGAAGGCACTTGGGAAAAAGTTCCTGAGTGAGGTTGGCATTGTCCCTAGTAATGGATACATTGAAGATATGAAGTTACTACCAAAGTTCCCCTGTTATCACGCCAACATTGACGAGTTGAAGAACATTGTTGTTCTCGGAGTTGAGAGCGCAGTCATTGAGACACTTTGTTTCCTTGATATGTCCAATGTTCTTGCGGTCACCTACAAGAGTGGTCGCACATACCACTACACGGGCGTTGAGTTCTCAACGATTGCAAAAATGCTGGACAGCGACAGCGCAGGAAAGTTCCTGAACGCAGTAATCAAGCCGAACCACGAGTTCTACGAGGTGCCAGCATGAGCGCAGGGAGACAGCGTGAGTTCTTGCGTATCGCAGAACAAGCGTTGGAAATGCTACGCAACGAAGCGGGCGACAGCCCCGAGCACCGTGCTGTCTGGCAAGAGACAACGAATGTCTTATCAACACTCAAATACATAAAAGGAATTATCCATGAAGACACAACCTTGGGCTAAGCCCACTCCATGGCGTGACGCATTTGCGTTTCGCTGGTACAAGATGAAGACGGGGCTCGCCCGTCGCTCTCTGCCGAAGCCACGATAAAGTTTTGCTAATAGGTTGCACTTACGCCTAGTAATGGATAGTCTGTACTTATGAGCGATTACATTTACTACAACAACTTCACCGACACAGAACTTTTGGAATTGGTTGAAGAGCACTACTACTCCATTGGCGCAACAGGCGCACAAGCAATGGCTACCTTGCTACAAGATGTGAGTGAGGGAATGTGGGAAAAGCACGGCGTGCCCGTAGAACGCATGAAGCGTGTTATCGTTATGTTCTCTAAGTCACTCACAGACCGCAACGCATGGAGTGTGATGGCTGGAGTTGTCTCTGACGAAGAGCGCAAGAAGCGTGTCACACGCATTGCCCGAAAGATTAAAAGGGTGAGGCGTTAATACGAAAGCACCAAATGCGGTGCTGGAACTGGAGCCCCGTGTTTTACATCATCTGCACTTTAGCCTTCCTTGCATTTGGGTTTTGGGTAAAGAACCATTAGACTTCCGTCATGGCAATGCCCCCTCTTTACAAATGCGAAGTTTGTGACCTTCAGATAGACCCAAAGAACTCAACGACATTGCGCTACATCAGCGGGTGGGCACGCGGGACTACCACGAACCTGAAGCACATGGACAAGAATCATTTTCGCTATGTGCATGAAGTGTGCTACGGAATCAAAGAGCATAACGAAACTTTGTTCTAGAGGTTGTGGTTGTCTCTAGTAAGGGATAGTGTGAACTTATGAAGACAGCAGTTAGTTCAATCAACCGTCCAGTCCCCTTTGCTGGAACCCACTTGGAGTCAGTAAAGAACTGGAACACACATCAGTTCCGAGATGAGTTCGGTGACTCTCGTTGCCTCGCTTGTGACTGCAAGCCTTGGCACACAACAGCCTCTTACCCATGTGGCATTGAAGTGCCTCGTGAGACAGAGACGGTGTGGGATGACGGAACTGTTACAACGGTTCCTGAATAGGGCTTTCCGCCACCGTTAGTAGATTCGTAACACTACTTTCGGCTGGGGGCCCCGCTGCCGATACATCCCTTTTCACGCCGTCCTTGGCGACGGGGCTTTTCGGGCGGTCAGGAAAACAATTTTGGTAAATATTTTTCACCAAGTTGTGACTACCCCTAGTAAAGGATAAGGTTTAGGTATGGAAGAAATGACAGAACAGGAACTCGCAGAGTTCGCAGAATATTGGAACGAAAGCCATAGAGAGGAAAAAGAATGAGCCCGAGAAACGACGACGACGGATACGACGCAGAAAAGGACGCTTACGCCGAAGGCTGGGGTCGCCCGTACAACGAGCGCACACGCCGTGAGGTGCAAGACGAAATTGACAACGACCGAGACAACGGTTGGCGTTAGTTCGCTAAGAACGCAAAAACCCCTCGCCCCCCTTCATCGGGGGGTTTTTGTTTGCCCTGAATCAGCCCTGACGGGGCTGCACGGACTCGGTGGAGAAACCTCTGAGCGTCAGGTAGCAAGCGTTGAGTGCGTCAAACAGCGTCTCATGCATGAGGCTCTCAGCGACAATGACATGAACACCATGTTCCTCTACTACGAAGGCTGTGACTTGCCAAAGCCCCGAGACATTGCGCATCTCAAAGTCAAGACCGTTAATCGCAAAAAACTTTGCAAATTGGTCAATATCGTTACCGCTTGTTCTTTTGTCTGGGTCGGGGCTGTACCCCCATGAAACTGGCATAAGCGGAACTTTATCACAAAAGTTTTGGGCAGGGGTTGTGTTAGCCCTTAGTAACCGATAGTATTGATAATAGATGAGGCAGAGTACCTTGTCGGTAGGGAAGCCTAGAAAGCCCCACATTGATGAAGCCGAAAGGTGGAGGTGTGAAGGACGGTAACGCCTACATAATAAAAACCCCACTCGCCCTCGGACACGACAGGCAAGTGGGGTTTTTCTTTGTCCGAGGTTGGCTAACGCGGGACTGTCTCGTTATGATGCTGTTATGAACAAGTGGTCGTACTCGCTAACTGTTGAAGAAGAAGCCATTTGCGCACGGGTTGGCTGGGAACGCCAAGCCCCGATGCTGGGACAACCAGAACGCAACATGAATTACTCAGAAGGCGACATGTGGGAAGCCATGCAACACATGATATGTGCAGGAAGCGAACTGGCGTTTGCTCGCATGATGGGCTTTGACGACTTTGTTCCCCATGTAAATAAGTTCAAAAGCGTGCTTGATGTTCCAGGTTACGGCGAAGTTCGCTACGCATTTCCTCGGGGCTGGCCGAGCGGCAGCGGAGATGTGAGGGGTTTGCGCATGACAGTCCAC